TCAAGCTCACAGCGCACAAGCCACTCTTCGGCAACAAGCAGCCGAACCGCACGGGAACACACTGGATTGTCTTCATGAAGGAGGACGCGAAATGAATAAACGGTACAAGGTTTGCCCACTTTTTTGGAGTGATTACGGCGATGAGCGCACCTTGATGAATATGGGTGTGTTTGAAAAGTTGCTGAACGAGGGTTGGCAGATTCTGCGGGTGGATACCATGCCGACAACGGAATTGCGTGATAACGCCGTCACAGCGACGAACGTCTACATCCTTGAGAGGGAGGCTAATGATGATTAGTCAATACGACAAGGACATGTGTTGCCTGTATATCGCTGAGGGGATGAACTACATCTGGCAACAACGAGAGAACCAAGAGCTTTCCCGAATACTTGAATCATTGGCCGATAGGAAGCTCATGAAGCGTGTCCATGGCGGGTATGCGATCACGCTCAAGGGATTGTTGGCAGTCAAGGTGTGGAGACTTCACCTGTTCCTGTTCCATCACGGTGAATACAAGTACTTCAGGAGGAAGAAATGAGCAGGGCTGAGACCACCGCCATGCTGTCCAAGCTGGTCGAGAAGAGGTTGAAGAATCAGACCGCTTTTTGGGCGAGCGAGGTCAATTTCGACCGGAACACGACTGACGAGCGGCGCGTGGATTACGTGGGCTTCAAACCTTGGAACATCAACGGCGAACCGGTGCCCGCAAGCGTCGAGAAAGGCTGCTTCGAGTTCTACGAGGTCAAGTCATGCATGGCTGACTTCACGAGCGGCAACGGCCTGACCTTCTACGGTGATTCAAACTTCCTCGTCTGCACGAAGGAATTGTGCGACGAGATTGTGTGGCGGAAGATGGTGCCCGAGCGCGTGAACGCGATCCTGACACCGGATTCGACCGGCTCGAAACTGATTCTCAACTATGTGCAGTCCTACAACGACCTGTCATACAGGCGACGGCCCGCAAGCGAAATCCTGTGGGCCATGGTCAAAGCAAACGGAAAGAGGACGAATTGAGCAAGACGATCAGATACGTGGAATGCGCCCACTGCGGTGAGACGGTGGGCACATATTACGTCACCTGCCCTTACTGCGGGTATCGGCTGGGGG